AATGATCCAGAAGCTTCAGTTTATTTTGAAGCTGTTTTGTTGCGCAGATCTTTTGAAATTAAGATTAAGGATATGTTAGCTACTAAGAAGGAATATGACAGTCCTGATGAAAATGATGGACCTGTCAATTCGCGTGATTTGATGGCTTGTGTTATTAATACTGCAATTGTGCATATGGACGCTACATCTTTCTTTGCAACAAAAGGAAGTTTGTGTCGTACTGATTGTACAGAAGTGATGATGCCTGTTCTTATAAGAAATAATATCAAGTCTTCTGAAATGCCTATATTACAAATTTTATATGCTAAAGGAAGATCGGCCCTTATGAGAATGGAAACATTACCTGTTGCAGATGAAGGCAATACTATTACACGATATGTTAGAGACGCCTGGCAATATAATTTGGATACTCAAGATACTATGTGTGGTTCACCACTTATAGTTAGAAATACTCAAATTACACCAGGCAAGATATGTGGAATACATATTGCTGGATTATCTGGAACAGGTGATGGTTGGTCTACTCCAATTTATTTAGAAGATATAGAGAAGATTTTGTCTTTGTTTGGAGATAATGTGAAATTTGTGCAACATGCACGTTTTCCATTAGATGAATATCCAAAAGAACAAGGACAAATACCTGAATCTGCTGAATTTTTAAGATTGGGATCACTGAAGAAACCAGTTGCTCAACCTGCAGTTACTAAAATAATACCATCACCCCTTTACGGTAAAATTAAGGAACCTGAATCAAAACCATGTGTTTTAAGGCCAATAACCTTAGAAAATGGTGAAAAATGGGATCCAAGAACTTACCGTTTAGGAAGATTAGGAAATATAACACAAGCTATTGATGAAACATTAATTACTCATGCTAAGAATGCGTTCGTTGATGAGTTGTCAACAGTTATATCTGCACATGAAGAATCGCGAAATGAAAATATTAAGGCAGTTTATTCATTTGAAGAAGCTTGCCTTGGCATTGATGGAGAATTATTTGTTAATTCAATTAAAAGAGATACTTCTTCTGGATTTCCTTTTATTCA